TCGGCCTTCGCCCATGCCGTTTCGGACATCGTCGACCGACACGCCCCGGCCAACAGCCACAGCCTGGATGAAGGCGTTGTAGTAGTCGTCCACACGAGACTGCATGAAGGCCTGGGCCTGCGGGTCCAGCGGCACGTAGGGGTTGCCCTCGACCTTGAACTTGCCAGCCGAGACCAGGGTGGTTTTGACGCCCTCTTCTTCCAGCGCTTTGGAATAGTCAAAGTGCGCCTGCCACACGCCAATGGAGCCCACCTCACCTCCTGGGGTGACGTAGAACTCACTGGCCGAGCAGCCAATCCAGTAAGCCGCCGAGGCTGCCAGGCTGTTGGCCACGGCCACCACGGGCTTCTGGGCCCGGGCCTTGACGATCTCAGAGGCCAGTTCGGCCACGCCATAAACGCTGCCGCCGGGGCTGTCGATGTCGATCAGGATCTGGCCCACCGTGTCGTCGGCCACGACCTGGCGCAAGGCCGAGGTGAATTGCTGAGTGCTGGTGCTGCCGGGGCCGGAGATGTCATCGACCATGTTGCCCCGCTGGGTGACCACGCCATACAGAGGCAGCACGGCAATGCCAGAGCCCGCATTGGCCGCAGCCATCTGTTTACGGGTATCGCGCAGAACCCGCTCCGACTGGATCTGGAACATGGCTTCGTCAGTTGGTGGCTCGCCCACCGACCAGCGGGTCAAGACCCCGGCCATGGCCTGCAGGCGCTCGGGCATCAGGGCCCACGGTGTGGTCAAAAATTCGGAGAGCAGAAGTTGTCTGTTCATTTGTGTATTCCCAATTGAATGAGGGACCGGGACAGCGCCGGTTCATCCTCGAGTGATGGAGCCCCCTGCGCCCAGTCCTCTACTACCGATGGAGGCAGGCTGAAGGTCTGGGCGATCAGGTTGATTTCGTTGGTGCCCAGAGCACCTTTTTTGCAGATGCGACGGGCCAGTCGCTGGGCGTTGGACTCGACCAGCTTTCGCAGGCGTAAGCTCAACTGCTGGTCTGGTTCAGGACTGACATCGGTGTCGGAATCCTGGGATTCGATTTGCGCGTCCTCGGCGTCTTCTGCGTCATCTTCTTCGACCATGTTCAGCGGCCGCAGCGGTTGATCGAGCCCTGCGATCGGGTTGAGGTTTTCCGAGATGCGGGCTTCGTTGCGGGTGAGCCAGCCGTTTTGGATCCCGCTTTGGTAGTAAGCAGAGCGACTGGCCGCATCCCCTCGCATCAAGTTGGCAAAGTCAAACTCGATCTCCAAGGCGTCACCATCGGGGAGCAGATCCGCTTCGATGGAAGCCTCCCAGCGCTCTGCCCAGGGCGTCATGGTGTGCATGACGAATTCCAGGCTTTGCTGCTCGATGTTGGAAAACGTTGCCCGGTCCAGGTCCGCAATCATGTGTGGCGGCACTCTGAACAATCGGGCGATGTCCGTGATCTGGAACTTGCGCAGCTCCAGGAACTGGGCGTCCTTGTTCGTGACGCCCACCTCGTGAAACTTCATGCCGTTCTCAAGCACCAGGACCTTGCCACGGTTCGAGCCGGACTGCGCCGCTTGGTAGGACTCCCGGAACACCCGCTTGGCTTCTGCATCCTTGAAGTTGCCCGGGAACTCGATCCAGCCCCCTGTGGGTTTGGCATCGTTGGAGAAGAACCGAGCCCCGTAGTCCTGCGCAGCCAGGGCCATGCCCAGGCTTTCTCGCGAGAGATCAATGGGGCTCAGGCCAATCAGCCCATCCGAAGACAGCCCCCTCAGATGCCAGACCTCCCCACGAGGCAGGACGATCTCGGAGCCAGCCTGATCCCGGATGCGGTAGCGGTAGTCGCCTGAGGACAGCAGCTCCATGCGCACCCGGTCAGGGTGAATCGGGATCAGCTCGGTGATCTCACCCCGGCTGTTGGCCAGTATCTGGCAGAAGGCGTTCCCCCTCAAGGCCAGATGACCCTGAAGCATTTCGCGCCACTCGAATGGGTTCTGGTACCGGTTGGGCCGTTTGCCCAGCAACTGGTAGAGCCAGTGGTCCGTCACCCGGTCCTTGCCCCCGTCCTTGCGGGGTCGGTAGACAACGAGAGGGAGTGACGCCATGGTCTCCGAGAGGATGCGCACGCAGGCGTAGACCGCAGCCAGGCGCATGGCCGAATCGGCCGAGACACGCATGCCCGAGATACTTCGAGCCGAAACAGGCTCGAAATAGAAGTCTCCCCAGGGTGAGCGATCACTTTGGACTCCAATCCTGGAAGCTCTGAAGCGGTCAAAGAAATTGAAAAGTCCCATGACGTCAGAGCACCATCAACTCGTAGTCGGATCCCAGCACCACCGATTCGCCCGGTTTGATCGCCCGTGAAAGGGCCATGATCAGTGCAACGATGCCGTCTATCTTGTTTTCTGGTCTTTCCTTCCTTGGATAGATGTTGTCTTTGACGTCCGTGTGGGCAACCACGTTGCTCGCCATCCAGGCGAACACCGGGTCGCCGTCATGAACGAGCTTCTTTTGCAGGACCAAGGCCTCAAGCGTCTTCATGGGCTCGCTGAAGTTCAGCACCGTGGGGCGCACTTCGATCATGGGCAGGCCCTCGGACAACATGCGCGTGGACAGTTGCGTGGCCTGGAACGGGTCAAAGGCCACGGCTTGCACTGAAAACCGCGACGAGATGTCCAGCAAATCGGCTTCGATCCAGCTGAAATCGATCACGTTGCCTGGCGTCACCGACAGGCGTCCCGTGTGGGCCCAGCCCTCGTATTGGCTGTTGCCCGCCGCATGGACCGTGTCCTCAGGCAGGTAGTACTTACCAAACACCGCATATGCGTCTGGTGTGTCAGGGTGCTCAAAAACCATGACGAGCGCCGCAATGTCCGTCTTGCTGGCTAGGTCCAGACCGAGCCAGCAGGGCTGGCCCAGGAACTGATCGAGCTCGAGATCGGGGTTGGCACTGGCATCCCAGGACCGCATGTCCATCCAGGCCGTATCTGCACTCACCCACTCGTTGAGGTGTTTGGTCTTGAAGTTGTTGACCGCGCTGGGCAACTGCATGGCCTTGGCCTGCAGGGGCACCAGGATCTCCTCGCGCACCGAGATGCCCCAATTGGGGTTGGCTTTGATGAGAGAGTCCTTGGCGGCCCAGTCATCCCCTTCATCGAGCCCGTAGATGATCCCGAACTGGGAGTCGTCTTCGAACACCCGGTTGAGCAGCTTGGTGACAAAGCTTCGGACCTCGTAGCAGATGCCCGATCGGTTGCTGCCAGCCGTGGTGATCACCCACAGCAGTGAGTTGTCCCGCTTGCCGGTACCGGTTTCCACAACGTCATAGACCGTTCGGGTCTTGTGGGCGTGCAACTCGTCGATGCAGCCGAAGTGGATGTTCAGGCCGTCGAGCGTGGAGCCTTCTGCAGAGAGCGCTTCGAACTTGGAGCCGGTTTGCAAAACATGCATGTTGTGCGCCCCGACGTTCACGGCAAAACGGTTCCGAAACCCTGGGCTCAGGCGAGCCATGGTCTGGGCATCGCCAAAGACGATCCGTGCCTGATCGCGGGTGGTGGCCAGCGAGTACACCTCAGCGCCGCCCTCGCGGTCGGCTGCCAGCATGTAAAGACCTACTGCCGAGGACAGGGTGGACTTGGCGTTACCCCGAGGCACCTCGATGTAAGAACGCCTGAAGCGGCGCTTGCCGTCTGATTTGACCCACCCAAAGACCGTGGACAGGATGAACACCTGCCAGGGCTCCAGAACAATCATCTTGCTGGCCAGTGGGCCTTTGACGTGGGGCAGTCGCTCAATGAAGGCGCAAAGGTTGTCCGCTGGCCTGTAGGGCCTGCCATAGCGGTCAAGCAGTTCCGGGTTGAACTGGAACAGGCTGCTCTTGCGCTTGAAGCGGATCAGGTCATCGAGCTGGCGTTTGCAGGCTTTCTGGACCCACTCGCAGGTCAGGATCTGGTGGGAGACAACGCGCTCGGCATATTGTTTGGCGCTCGCGGCGTATGTGCTCATCCTGTGTCCCTTTGGGTCAACCCACGATGTCCTCCCAGAGATCGAGCTCCTCGCCCGGGCGTTCGTTTGGAATGGAGATGCGCGAGCGAGATGCCGGGGTGAATCCCATCTCGATCGCAGCTTTGGTCATGATTTGGGCCTGCTTGTTGGCAATGGCCA